CACCGTACCGCCCTTGAGGTCGCGAATCTGCGGCACGAGTGCTTCCGCTGACACGCCGCCCCACCAGAGCGCGGTTTCCTCGTCGGCCACGATCGCGTCATAGATATAGATGATGGTCTCATCGCCTTCGCCAACGATCCTCGACTGAGGAAGCCGGTCAGGGCGCGTCTTGTTGCTGGCCAGAAGTTTGGTCAGGTTCGGCATTGTTGCCTCCATTGGGATTCAATTTCAGGTCCGCGTTCGGCGGCATGTTTTCCTGTCGGCGCACCTCGTCGGCAGTCATGAACGGCATTTCACCAGCACGTCCCAGGGCGATTCGATAGGCCGCGTAACGCGCAGCCATGTCACCTCGTTCGAGCTCCGCCGTGTTGTGCGCGACGAAATACCGCTCACGGATCGGCCAGAGCTTGCGATTGAATTCCTGGCGGATGTCAGTGAGGCGGTCCATGAGCGTGTAGCGGACATAGTTGCCGCCCTGCTCCGCCATGCCGGTACCCCACGAGCTATTTTTCTCGGTGTGGCCCACCAGGTGCGGGGGAACACCGAAGATGCGACAAATCTCCTCGACGTTGAACAGACGAGTGGCCAGGATTTCGGCATCTTTCGCGTTCACGCTCAACTGCGCAGGCTCCAGCCCACCAGTCAGGATCAACGGGTTGCGCGCGCCAGCGCGGCGCGCCTGGAGTGAGATCCGTAGATCCTCCAGCTGCTGCTTGCTCAGGTTGGACGCCGTCTTCAGCGCATAGTCAAAATTCGCACCGTCCGTGAAGAACTTCCCGGCGAATGCATCACCAGCCAAGGCCGAACCGATTTGCTCGCGCGCCGCGTACGTGATCGGACTCGGGCTGCGCATCAACTCGTCGTCGTAACCGAGGCTTGGCAGGTGGATGATGTCCGCCTGGTCCAGTATGTAGGCCTCACCGATGATCGGCTGAACACGCCAATACCGCCGGCCCGCATCGTCACGGAGGGCGACAACGCGCAGCGGGTGCAGCGGGCGCCAGCCAATCACCCTCGAGCTGTTGTAGTGCGGCCGCAGCAGTTCGGCATATCCGTCACCGTAAAACAGTTGCCCACTTATCAGGAGCTTCCATGCCGTCGATGCGGTCATGTCCGGATTGGCCTGCTCATTCAGCATCCACCAGTACGGGTGATCTGGGGCCAACTTCTTTGCGTTGCCCTCGCGTTCGTAGATTTCGAACGGCAGGCTTGCGATGGAGCCTGCAAGGCGCTGCACGCAGCCGTAGACCGTCGATACACGGATCGCGGTCTCACGCGTGACCGCGACGCCGGCCGAGGACATCGAGGCAAGGCCCAGAATGCTGGCCAGCTCGTTCGCGTTCAGGTTTGTCGTAGTCGCGTTTTCCAGCGCCGCATTCACGCCTGCGCGCCCTGCGCCGCCTTCGCGACCGGCCAGGAAGGTGTTCAGCACGCGCGACTCGTGGCGCACTGCTTCCAGGTTCAGTAGTTTCCCGGTCATTCAAAGGTCCAGTACGAAAATTTGGGGCGTCGCGGCCGGCTCCGGGTTCAGGGCCATCAGCGAGACCGCGTTGAACAGGGCCATCAGGGGATCGATCTTGCCGGTCCCTGACGTCTGCTTGGTGATGAGGACCGCATTGCCGCGCGCCTCGACCTTGGCATTGCTGACGCACCAGTTCATTAGCGGTTGGCCGCCGTGCACCATGATGCCCTCGGCCAGTTTCCGCTCAGCCAAACTGATCGCGCCCGTCAGCTTCCAGCCTTGTGAGACGCCGAAGCATTTGGCCTCGTCGACATCGGCGTCGACCAACGCCTGCATCATGACCTTGTGCGTCTTCTCAGGATCCAGACCGACGGAGGCGAGCAACCCGGATTCGTTCACCTCTTTCACGACCGCCGCCACCTCGGCAACGTCGCCCGGTAGCTCGTCGATGATCACAAGGTCACCTTGCTGTTCGAAGTCGGCGTACTTGCTCTCTTCGCTCTTGCGCCGCTCGATCGCGATGGGGTGTGCCCACGCACGCGTCCACGCAAGCCATTTATGGGTGTCGCGCTCGCGTCCGATGACAGCCAGGCCCAATAGGTCATCCAGGCCGCCGCCGTCGATGCCGACGGTGACAACCTCGCACCGGTCGAGCAGTTGCTGCAGCGTCAGCCCTGGAACCTTGGCCTGTCGCTCCCAAAAGTCAGCGCCGCTCCATCGGTCGGCCCGCAAGTTCATGCCGATTTGGACGTTCAGGTGCTTCGCCAGGAACTGCTGCAGCGAGCCGTCGGTCTTGTGGGAGATTTTCTTGAGCTGGTCTTCCAGCCATTCCCGGTTGACCGAACGGCCAAGGTTCGGATTCGTGATGTAGTAGGTCGACGAGTCCAAGTAGGCCTTCGCCTTGACCATCTTTGGCGGGTATTCGTAGAGCACGCCGAGCGACTTCTGATCGTGGATCTTGCCGTCGCGGACGTCGCGGTAATACTCGAGCTTTTCCTTGAACACGCCGGCCGGCGGCTCGTCGCTCTGGGTCGTCAGGTAGATGACCCAGCCCTCATCGCGCGACACTTGGCCGCCCAACGCCTCCATGAACATAGCTTCGGCGTTCGCGCGCTTGCCGAACAGCCAATGCTCGTCCACCAGCACGCGCCCCGACTTCTTGCCTGACACCGTGTCGGTATCGGCGGCCACCACCTTGAGCGAGGCACGCGACACGCGGTGCGTGATCGTCCTGACGTGGTCCTGCACGTGAAACAGGGTCGAAAGCTCATCGTCGGCACGTACCATCGCTGCGGCCGGCTTGAAGCTGTTGTCCGCGACCTCCTTCGTCGGCGCCAGGATCAGGTGCTCCTCCTCCTCACGCCAGCACAGGATCACAGCCGTCAGCATGATGCCGGCGGCAATGGTCGACTTCGTGTTCTTCTTCGAAATCAGCAGGTAGTATTCGCGGATCAGTTGCTTGCCGGTCTCGCCATCACAACCGCCGAAGATCGCGGCGACGAAGTCGAACACCCACTGCTCGCTACACTCTCCGAACGTCGGCTTGCCCGGGAGGTCGACGACGCGCAACTCCTTGAACACGGCCAGGGCCTGCTCGGCTTGCTCAGGGAAGATCGGCGGCGGGATGATCGATTCGCCGTTGATCAGGCGCTGCTCCCAGTCGGGGCATGCTGTAGTCCACGTCGTCATGATCAGACCTTTTTACCGCCGGCCGCAGCCAGCCGCGGTGCCGCCGCCTGGGCGAACTTGCTCGCGACCTTTTCCGCGTCCGCTTGCTTCTGGTCCTTTTTCCCGCCCTCGCCCTTCTTGACATGAACGAACGGCATCAACGCCTTCGCGGCATCGACGCGCAGCCTCGCCTCGGAACCGCTGTCGTTCATGACCGCCTTGAGGAACACGAGCGGGTCATCATATTGAACAGCCAAGGGCAGCGTGACGGGTATTTTCTTCGGACGGCCGGCACCCGGTCGGGCGCCGCCGCTCCGGCCTGGCTTGCCTGCCATTTGAATTCCTTTGAAAAGGGGGATTTTTTCTGTGCGTGGCTTGATGGCAGGTGTCGGTCGAGGCCGGCGCAGACTTTTACCGCCCACCCTACCCACAACGGGTAGGCGAGGGGGTAAATCAAATCTGCAGCGCGCCTCTACTCGCCACGCGCACGCTCACCCGCTTCACGCGCAGATTTGGCGTCATGGCACGGGGTGCACAACAGTTCCTTGTTGCAGTCCTCATCGCTTCCGCCCTTCCAGAGCGGCACGACGTGGTCAACTGCTGCGCCGAGAGCTACGCGCCCTTGGCGTTTGCATTCCTGGCACAGGCCGTGGTCACGCGCGCGGATGCGGTTCCTGTCCTGCACGCCGGCCCATCCACGCTTCCGCGGCACAACGTCAGGGCGCGGCGTCTCTACCATCGCAAGGCGGCTGGATGCAGTGCGCACTTGCGGTTTGAGCATGGTGAGCTTCATCGCATCAGCCTTGCGCGTTGCTGCAGTGCCCTGTCCACTACCTCGGCCAGGTACTGGTTGCGGCTGCGGATTTCGTCGTGTGTGCGCTTGATTGACCAGCAGGCGACGCCGACCAGCCCCAGCAGCGCGGCTGCGCCAATGATGATGTGTTGGATCACATTGACTCCTTCGCGGAACGCTTGAGCAGTACGCGCACCATGTCAGACAGCGAATGCGTCGAGGTGTCGCACCCGTTGGCGCGCAGCAGCTGCATGGCCTCCTCTGCATCGGCAAGGCGCCGAGCAAAGCGGTCAAGTGCCATCGTGTCCGCCTCTTGGGCGAGGATGATGGGGCGCGTGCCCAGTGCGGCGCGCAGCATCTGATCGCGGTAGATCAATGACAGGTCAGGCATACGGCCCTCCGCATTCGATCAATTGCGGCATCTTCGCGGCGCACCTGCGCCATGAAGCGCAGCCAGTGCAGTTCAGCCTGGACGCTCACGATCAGCTCTCGACGATCGGACGCATCGGCACCCCGACCGACTCGCAGTAGGCGTCCCGCTCCTTCTGCTCGCGGCGCATCTGCTGCAGCTCGACCAGGATCAGGGCCAGCGTAGCGGCCATCGTCGACGCGGCGCGCGTCTGACTGGCGACCATGCCGGAAGTGCGGCGCGGCTTTCGCTTGTTCTCAGTGGACATCGGGACCTCACACAGACGGAATGAAAAAAGCCGCCGGCGCATCGGTGCGCGGGCGGCGAAGCCCTGAGGATTCAGGGCGAGGAGACAGCGAGATTCGTGCCGGTTACAGCGTCCGGCGACGTGGCGCGACTGGTATGCACTCGTCTGCTCTGGCCAACGCCAGATCCAATTCAATCCAAAGCACGACCGCCCCTCAACTGGCGGACAGCATGCGACTCACACGCTATACTTGTCTTTCAAACAACCAAAAGGGATGACATGATTCTGAAATACATGAAGCCACAATTTGTCGACGGCTTCTTTCGAGACGGCACACTCAAGATAGGCACACTTTATGACTTCCGAAATGTCGAGAAATACGGCCAGGATATCGGAGATGAAAACGAGGGCCTGAAAAGTCTGCATACGAAAGTTGAAGGGCGTCACACAAAAGAGACCGCGCCACCAATCGTCAGTCGATT